TCAACACATTCCCCCACGCATTTTTAGTTTATGGTGGAAGTCGCCCTGGTAAACTTCTAGACATTTGCGGTTACTATCATGAATTAGCTTAAATTGGCGGGAAAGCTGGCTATATTCCGCCACCAATGGATTGATAGATAGTTTCCCTTGGTATTTGTTTTTAGTCTCTCTATGCTCGTTTCCTTGCGTATTTTTAACTAAACCAAAATTGGTTTGGTTGGCATTTTTAACCGAATCATTTTTCGCTTTCGCAAATTCGCAGCCTGTTTCGCAGTTTCTTTTTATAAAGCCAGTATCATCAAGGGTTAACTGTGTTTTGTTTCGTTTCGCAGTTTCGCAATTTCTTTCGCAGTTTTGAACGTGTTTTCCATTCACTGGCGCACGATTATCTTTCCACTGTTGAAGCTGCGCCATTGGATTAGTTGGTTTCATTTTCTTCCCCTTTTAAAATCGTGATCACGTCTAACACTCGACCGCAAATATCAGTTTGTCCTATTTCGTGCTTACATCTGATTTTTGCCTGTAAAGCCTCTCTAAGCGTGCCATATTCGCCCGCTATGAATTGGTCGCCATTGTCATAAACAAAGATTAATTGATAGGGTAGGTTCGGTTTAATCATCATTTCTTTCAATCTCCCCATCTAAGCCACCAGCAAGATAATATTCGCTTAAGCTGGCGGTTTCTCTTAACGCATTGAGAAGATAGGCGTTTGCCTTGATTAATCCCCCGATATGTTTCACGTTATCGTTACTCATTGCCTCCCGTGTAAAATCCTGCTCTGTGTCGGCAAGATTGCCTAGGGTTTCATTAAATCGCCTAAGTGCATTAAGCCATATTCGATAGATTCGCAAAGATTTTCAGATTCACAGTGTAAGTCTGTTAATTTTTCCTTACTCATTGGTACAGGGATTTGCTTGTAGTTGTTAATGTCGTTAAAGTCCGCCATCTCTTGAAGTGCAGATAAAATTGATTGATTAAACATTTGCGCCCCCTTGTGTTACAGGTACAGAAAGGGTAGGAAGTGCCGCTAAAGTGCGGTTATTTTGAGGATTGATTCTCGCTACCACCGCAATAAAACGATAATCAGCAGATAGGCCCAAACGTGCCTGTTCTTCGGTGGTAGAATTAAGAGATATGACGCATAAGTTAAAATGCGCTTGTGTGCGATTGACGCAAAGAAATTTGTAGATCATTTCTGCGGTGTCCTGTGATAAATTTTCAGAATCTACCGCTAGACTTTCCACGGTCGGGCGGTAGAGCGTAGCAAGGTGGAAAACTGCCATCACAGGAAGACAGCCCGTCATAGACGGCTCATTACGCTCTACCATTGAGAGAATGATCGGATTTAGATTGAAAACAAAATCCGCATATTCTTTTGGTGTGCGAATGTTACGAACAAAAAAAGCACGGTCTAATGGCGTGCTGTCGTTCGCCTGTGATAGATAATTCAGCTTTCCACGGCTGGCAATCACTTTTTGCGACTGCGTGAATATATTGGCAAAAATATGGGGAGTTTGTAAAGTAGTTTTTGAAGGTTATTTCGATTTTTTGATAGTAAAAATTTTACCCAACTTAGGAAAAAATTTTACATACCCTGCGCATTTTTTAATCGTTTTTATGTTGAGTTGGGTAAAAATTTTACTAAGTCAGCGTATTTTTAGCACTCTCATTGGGTAAAATTTTTACTACCTTTATATATTATAGCCATAGGCTATGTTTTTTTATTGTGTTTTTTATCTGTAAAATTATTTAAAAAATGAACGATAAATATAATTTGGTCTTTCGCAAAAAATTCGGGACAAAAGCTAAAATGACTTTTTCCATTTATCGCTCGGTCTTTCTGTCGCTTTGATAAATATTCCCGCCTTGTTTACATCATTTAGTGGAAAGCACGTTAAGGCATAAAGTGAGCATTGATTCTTGCCACCTTGTCGGGTAGTTTCAATAAAGCCGTTCTGTTCAAGCTCTTTTAGTCCGGTTCTTAGACTAGGGGCGGATAAGTTAAATTCTTGCTTAGATCGGCTTTGTGGCGCGGATAAATCCCCGTTATTCTTACGGTTATATTTTGCCAATAAGTGTAAAAAAGCCACTTTTGCGGAATTGCTTAAGCCTAAGAAGCTAGGGCTATTGATTACATCATGCCGTAAGGCAGTGAATGTACTGTCATTAATACTTTTTTTCAGTTCGCTACGTTTACCGCTTCTGCCTTTTCTTTCTGCGTAACCCGTCATATAATAAACCCGTTTAATTTGATAATTTAATCTTGCCTATGCCTCATATTGTAAAGCATAGGCATTTTTGTTTTATGCCCTATGCTGCTTTCGGTAACTGCTTACGCAAAAAGTAAAGCGCGCTTTGTTCCAGTTTGGTTTTACGTGTGTAATATTCCATGCCTAGCTTAATCATCACCGCATTTTCAGAAAGCAAATCATCAACAAGTTGTAGCTGTGCTTCGCTCAAACAATGGCGAATTTCTTCGCTGGTGGAATAGCCATTATCAATTAACCATTTCTTGCGGCTTTTACCTAATGCCACCACATAAACCAGATTATTTTCACGGCTATAAGCGTGTTCATCTTTTCGCCCTGTCGTGTCTTGAATGAACTTAATGGCTTCATTCATGCGGTGCTGGTCGCTAGCCAATTTTCCTTTAGCAATAATCCAGTTTTTCATAGTGTTAAATTCGGCAATGTAAGCCTCTTTGAACTGCATTGCTTTCTTGCCGGTAAATCCCATCGTTAACAACGTAAACCCGTCTTGGGTCATTAAGTAGGTTGGTTGCATTTTGCCGCGTTCGTCTTTGTATTTTGACGGCTTAAAATTGAGCCGCCAAAATTCACCGGAACAACCTAGATTTTCAATAATGCGCAAAACGTTTTTATGCTGCTTACCAAAAAACTGTGACACTTTGCGGGTGTCTGTCATTGCCACGGTTTCCTTGTGAAATACTTTAGGAAATACCGCTGTTTCATTAAGTTTTGTTAAGGTTTTCATGTCGTTTTTCCTTCTAAACCCTTGCCGTTTTCTAAGCGGATCTTTATTGCTCAAAGGTGCCTTTTAATTTTTGCCCCGTAAAATGTCAGGTTTTGCCGGTGGATCTTTTTAATCTCTCCATTCGATTAAATAGTTCCCTCATTCCCCACGGAATCACAAAAGGGCGTGTCGGCGGAAGCTTGATTTCTATCGGCTCGCCGGTGATTAAATCCGTGCGTTCAGTTCGCCCCCTGTAATGCGGTAAAGGTTCGCCCCGCTGTTGCATTTCCGCTTTCTCCTGCTCAATAAGCTCTACTGCTCGATAGTCATTCAATAACTCGCTAGCTTTTGCGCGTAGTGTGTGCGGTTGCATTTTTTCCGCCCGTTCCTCGCCTAATACCATTTTCAGGGCGTGGGTTGCATTGCCGTTTCTTGCGTAGGCTTTGGCAAATTGCCGCCGAATTTCCCATCCGTAACCCATTTATTCCCCCTAGATTTCCCGTAGTTGCTTTTGTGCGATTTCAATCAAGCTATCTACATTGCCTAACTGCTCGTGAACAATCTTCCAAATATCGGTGGGGGTGTGGTTGCCTTTAAGTTGCTTCCCTTCCGCCATCGCTCCGCTGATTTCGTGTAACTTGGCTACATAAGCCCGTGCCAGTTGTAGCGTAGGTTTTTGTTGAGTGTCGTTTTCTTGGTTTGTCATTGCGCCCCTCCTAGGTCCACCACCGGCAAGGTTAAATAATCCCGTTCGGTTTTCGGGTTGGTAGCCAGTACCTCAATTTGTCGTTTCAAGTCGTCAATATCTGATAGCACTACACTCAATCTATCTAAAACGAACTCTAAGCTGTCTTTGTGAGTGAATGGGATTTGTACTTTTTTCCCATCCCCGGTGGTTGTTGTTTTGGTAATTTTGCCATCTAATGTCGCGTCTGCTATTTCGTAGATTTCCTCAATAGCGCTGTAAATACCCCATAGCGTCGCCGTGTTGCGGATTTCTGGTTGGGTTGGTTGTTTGTATTGCTCATTGTTAAAATCCCTCTATGCTCGTCTCATTGCGTTTTTGGCTTACTGTGTTTTCATGTAGAACATAAACGCCTACACGGTGGGTTAAGCCGGTGTTGTCGGTTTCCTCTCGGTAGAAGGTATCGATTAGATAACCTTGATTGCGTAATTCTTTAATGCGTGCCGGCGGGTAATAAACGCCCATTTGTCGTAGCTCGTTGGTGCTGTGTGGGCGTTCTCTTAACCGTTCAATGGTGAATCGGCGTTGTTCGCCCGTGCTGGTGGTGGAAATAATCATTAACGTCCTCCTACGCTCTCGCTTCTGCCAGTTTGGTAATGTAAGAGTTGATTTCACTTTCCAAGTAACCGACTGAATTAACCCCTAATTGAATTTTCTTTGGAAAGTCCGGGCGGTAACGTTTCGATTTAGGGTTTTGCCAATCGGCAAAGGTGGATTTGCTTACGCCTAACATTTTCATGGTCTCAAGGCGGCGGATAATGCGATCAGTTTGATTCATTGTTTTACTCCGTACTGGTTGGAATGGTTAAAGCCGTTTGGGGCTTCGTTGTGTCGGAGTGGATTGTAGAAAAGTGAAAATATTGAATCATCGCAACGAAAAAGATATTTTCGTTACGAAAAAATAGGATTGATTTTTAAGGATTTTTAGCAGATATGAAAAACGCCCTGAAATGGGCGTTGGTGGATTATGGTTTTAGTCTTTTGTTGGCATTGGCAAAATATTCTTCGATTGTTCGTTGTTTTAAGCCTTTTGCAGAAATATTTTCATTTTGGCGACGCTCTAAAATCTTGTCTATGATTTCACTTTGTGTCCATTTCTTTGCTCTAGTACCTACGATCTGTAAAACTTCGCCTAATAGATACATAGCATTATCTAAATCTAATTTGTTATTGTAATCTACGTCACTATCTAAACTAGCTAAAAATTCGTTTAAATGCTCTGTTTGAATAACGAAAAATGCACCATCAATTTCACCTAGCCCAGCACAAGGGTAACTAAAAGTTGTATTTTTAAATTTTTTAGTATCAATTTTTTCTCTAATTTTAGCTTTTTCTAGTTCGGGTATATCTGATTTTGCAAGTTGTTTTTTTATATCGTTACTAATTTCCTTTTGGAGCTTAAGATATTCATCGGGGCTTAGTTTAGTTTGTCTTTCTATAACTATCCCATCTTTATTCTTTACATAGAAACCATTCAGATTAAATATATCTACTATTGGTAAACCATGTTCTTCTTTTAATTGCCATTCAAGATCTATTTTTTCATTTCCTATTAATTTTAGCTCCCATACACCAGCTCTAAATTCTCTAACATTATCATCAATTTTTATATATTCTGTTTCACTACATCTTTGATATTCAGAATATATAAAAGGGTGACCGTCAAATCCTATGATTTCTTTTTTATTCTGTTTTATAATATTTTCATCTGTTGTTAGATCACAAATTTTGCCAGTCCAGCTATGAGGAAAATATACTGAAACCTTAAGCTGCTCATCTACCGATAATTGTAAAACATCTGCGTTTGTTACTTTTTCGCCTAATTCAATACTTAATCGGTGGGCAGCTTCATCAATGGTGAGCCATTTTTTTAATTTATAAAATTTCTTCATTTGTTCAATCTTAATATTTAATCTACGGTGTTTTTAAGTAGTAAAACGCCGTCAAAAACGACCGCATTTTACCTGAGGTTTCATGAGACTAAGCCACAATCTTTAAATGAAATTGCGGCAAAGTGCCTTGTGAGGATTGTTCTACAAAATCCGACCATGCTTGCAATAGCTTGAATCGCTGTTCTAATTTTTCCCCTCTGTCATAGGCAGTTTTTACTCGGTCTGAATTGAGGTGTGATAGTGCTACCTCAATCAAATCACTATTAAAGCCCTGATCGTTTAAATAGGTGCTAGCGATACTGCGTAAACCGTGCGCCACCAATTTACCAGCATAGCCCATTCGCTTAATCGCGGCGTTTGCCGTTTGCGTATTAACGTGGGATTGTGGGTTCTTTACACTGGGGAATAGGTAAGTTTTTCCACCACTCAATTTTTTAATTTGTCCTAACAGGGCTAAGGCTTGCCGTGATAACGTGATTCTATGTTCAATGCCGCGTTTCATTTGCTCCGCTGGAATAGTCCATATTCTGTTTTTCTCGTCAATATCCTCCCATTTCGCCGTAGCCGCTTCGTTCGGTCTTGTCATGGTGAGCAGTTGCCATAAAATCAAATAACGCGTCTGTAAGTGAATCTGAGCGTTTTGTAGTGTGAACATAAATTCACTTAAGTCCTCCGGCTTAAGGGTTTTGAAATGTTCAACCGTTGGGCTGTCAAATTCCTTTGCGATATTTGCCGTAGGATTAAAAGAGATTAAGTCTCGGTGTAGGGCATAAGTCATGATCTCGTTATGTTTCTGAATCGTCCGTTTGAGCTTTTCTAAATGCCCTTCATCTTGATACTGCTTAAATGCCTTTAATGCCATTGGCGCGGTAATTTGGGAAATAGGCAAATGGCCAAAATGCGGTAATAAGCAACGATTAATCAGGCTTATAACGTCTTTTTGATAATTATCTGAAAAGTTCTTTTTGGTTTTGCGATACTCAAGCCATGCCCACGCTACTGCTTCATAGGTATTATTCAGCTCATTTTGCTTCTCTTGTTCTTGCTGTTGGCGATAGATTGCCGGATCGATATTCTGCGCAAGTAAAGATAAATACTCATCTCTGATTGCTCTTGCCTGCTGTAAGGAAATATTAGGGTATTTGCCAACGCCGATTAACGCCCTTTTCTTTGGTTGCGTGAAAGGCTTGTAATAGTTAAACCGCCATAACTTAGCCCCATTGGGCTTAACCAACAGATAAAGCCCTTTGCCATCGGATAGGGTAAATTCCTTTTCCTGCGGCTTGGCTTTATCTATTTTAGTGCTGTTTAGCGGTGTGATTGTGCGTGCCATATTGCTTCTTTCTGAGAGTTGAAAACCGTTCTAAATAACTCAGACGGTGATTCAGATTTTTAAAAATTTAGATATAGCTAAAATATCGTTAACGCTTTTTTCTAACAGGTTTTGTACGGTTTTAGTTATACCTATTTTGTTATACGGCTGTCAGTATAACTAAACGTATAACTAAAATTCAAGGATTTTATAGGATTGGATAGGAACGCTTAGGATATAAAAAAAGCCTTGAAGTCATTATTTTCAAGGCTTTAAAGTCTTTCATAGGACTTGATAGGTTTATTTTGTGGTGGAGCTGGGGAAAGCTGATCTAGATAAATATCATTTTGTTTTTAAAAGATATATTAAATAGTTAAAAATAGCTTACTACCATAAAAAACAAGACGCCAATTCAGATGATTTTTTGCCTTTTAGGGACAATGATTATATCATCAAAATTTGCATTTACTTGCGTTTGTTTGCGTTAAAAGATCTGAAACTCAGGATCTGAAAGGTGCTATTACTGAAAAGGCTTTGCAAAGGATCTAAAATTGCGTTGAAATCGACATCTTTAGTGTGCGGGCGTGGCGAGGGTTTGACTGCGATTTTTCATGCGTACAATTGGGCGAAAAATCGGGCTGAAATAAGGATTTAAGATTTGTCATATTGATTGATTTGATATAATACACTGGGGCAGTGCTAATACTATACAGGACAAAAACAGCTCTTTTAGCAATAAAAAACCCGCATTTCTGCGGGCTGTTTATTTTGAAAAGGATCTATTGTAGTAATTTGTATTCGGAGAATGTGATCACTTCTTCCCCTACCCAACTATTAATCTCTTTCAATCGTTCTTGCAATGGGATTATCTCATTAATAAAAAACACTCGCGTTGCCTTTTCAACGTCACCAAAACCGCCTGTATTATTAGGCACAATGCCCATTAGTTGCGGTGGCACACGGTGCGCAGCTAACACATCATCACGGCTTGCGTTCTTAATGTTTAGGAAATCATCTTTGGCGATAGCATCAGACAATGGAATAACTTGCATCCCATCTTTCTTCCCATTTGGGATATACACAAATAAATTTTTAAAGTTGCCAGTCCCTTTGGTCTGTCTGATTTGTGTTTTGATTGCTTCAATATCGTCTTGATTCTGTGTTGGGTCGGTCATGTAAATAATCGAACCCGCATGCGCGCCATTCAGATAATATTTACGGCGGAACAATGTGGCACTTTCATTTAAAAAAGCAGATTGAAGTGCGGCCAAATATTCTGGAACGCCGTAGATTTCTTGGTTCACATCAGGATTAATCAAGTTAAAGACAGAACCTTTTTTAAATTCATATTCATCAAAACCATTCACAATCTGATAAAACACACCAGCTTCAACACCGACACGCATATATTTAGCAAGAGGAGATTTTAACGAGACAACCTTTCCAAAGGAATTTACAGTTTTCTCAACATAAGCATTACCAAATACTAAGTAATCTTGCACCAGTTTTTCTAATTGGGTACGAGGTAAAAGTGCGGTTGTTTTGCACGTTGAAAGTAAAATGTTTTTCTTCACCGTGATCGCACTGTTATGATGGGCTGAGGCATTTAAGGCTTTAGCCAAATAACTTAAATTAATTGGCGGATTGTAATATTTTTCATACATCAACACGCTTTCGAAATAATTCAGTACTTCTGCACGGTCAAGCACTGGAATAGGTTCACCAAAGCTAAATGCCTGTACTTGATTTCCAGTAGAAAGTGCGGTGGATTTTTTTGTTTTTTTGCTCATTGGGTTATCCTATTCAAAGGTAAATATTGTTGATTTGTTGCTTGATACATCGCCGCCTAAACCATAAGGCACATTTAAAATGCAGTTCATAATCGCCCATGATAAATCGCCGTGGCTTGCATCTTCCGAAGGATCCGAAACATAAGTAATTTTTCCTGTGCCAGTAATGCGTTTTTTCACCGTCATAAAACTACTCACGATGTCATTGTCACCACTATCAAATTTAAGGCGACGTTTCTGAATTAAGTTTTGTGTTTTTAACACCATTTCATTTTTAAGATCGGCGTTATACTCTAGGCCCTGCGCCATTGGATAAAATTTTCTCACTTCCTGATAAACGCCCGTCCCCATACCCGTTTTATCAATCACGATGCGAGTCACATTATAATCCTCACAAAACTGCTTAATGCGGCTTGCTTGTGTTTCGTAATCCATACCGTGAAAAGTTTGTTTATGTAAAACTCGATAATCGCCCCCTTCCACTTTCGGCGGTGCAACAATCACTAATGCTGCACGGTCGCCAGTAAACGCAGGGTCATAACCTAACCACACTTCACGATTGCCGAATGGACGTTGATAAAATGGCTTATAATCGTGCCATTCTTCCAAGCTATCCACTTGGCAAAGTTGCAAGTCAGCAAATTTAAATGCCGAACTGTTATCATCGGCAAATTGACACAAAAACAACTGTTCAAATTCTTCTTTGCTGTTTTCTGCGATTAGGTCGTCAATGTTGAATAGATTGCACCCACCTTCCATTGCATCATAAATACTCACAATCTGTTTCCATTGACGGTCGGCACAAAGTTTCCCGCTCTTTAAGTTTTCGTGAGAAATATCGATTTCGATTTTTTCTGATTTCGCACGATTACGATTAAACGCCTTGCCTGAAAAGAACGCATAAGCAGGGTGTGCAATTGTGGTCGGCGTGGAAAAATAGGTTTGGCGATACATCTTTTGCGCCGCCATACCCGATGCCACTTTACGCATCACATCAAATTTAGGCACCCAAAACACTTCATCGAAATACAAATTGCCGTGGTAGGATTGAGCCGTAGCGGAGTTCGTGCCAAGGAAAATCAATTCTGCCCCATTTGGCAATTTGATGGTTTCGCCTTTTAAATCTACATCTGCTGTTTGCTTGGCGTAATTCACAATGTACGAGCGAAACTGCAAAGCCTGTTTTTTACTGGCAGATAAGAAAATTTGATTGTGACCCGTCGTCAAGGCATCAATAAAAGCTTCATGGGCAAAATAGTAAGTCGCCCCGATTTGTCGGCTTTTTAAAATATTTCTGATTCGGTGTTCTTTCGCCTTGTGCCAAATGCGTTGATAATTAAACATCCCATCAAGAAAGCCATTAATCAGCAATTCCTCTTGTTCCTGATCAATGGCATTGGGTTCGGCTTTCTTCCGTTCGCCCTTGTTGCGGTTCGCCAGTTTCGGATTTAAATCTACTTCGTTACCATCGCCAAAAGAATACTTTTTCACTCTCGCCATTCTTTCCATTTGGCGACCGAGCAAATCAATTTCTTTGTAATCTGAACCGCTCTTTTCTTCTTTCGCAATCAACAAATTCAATCTTGTCTCTAATGCCAATTCAACCCGACCAACAGGCGCAATATCGTCCCACTTTTCCCTGTCTTTCCAACTGGTAATTGTTGAGGCAGGAATATTTAACTGGCGTGAAATTTCAGCGATTTTATAACCACTGAAATACATCTGCTGTGCTTTACGTTTGATTTCCGCCGTCACTTTTGGGAAAGGTTGATTAATAACTTGTTCGTCCATTCCTAATCCTTTCTATTTACAACCGCATAATAGAAAGGGGGCGAATGTTAGTCTTTCCGCTTGCTCTGTGAATCGGCATACAACAAAAGCAACTCATAGACCACCAAAATTAAACCTTTCAGAATAGCGATAATCATTGAATCAAACCAACCAAAGGATAAGCAATGGCAAAAACTTCAAGATGGTTTGTAGTCGCAACGGAAGGGGCAACTACAGATGGTCGCTCAATCAATCGCACTTGGATTGAACAAATGGCGGCAAATTATGATCCAAAAAAATACGGGGCACGCATCAACCTTGAACACATCAAATTCCGCTTGATGTGGAAAGATGAACCTCATTCAAAATGCTATGGCGATGTTTTAGCCTTAAAAACAGAAGAAACCGAAGAAGGTAAATTGCAGTTATTAGCTAAAATCGACCCAACAGACGATTTAATCAAACTGAATAAAGACCGTCAAAAAATCTACACCTCTATTGAGTGTGATCCGAATTTTGCTGACACTGGCGAGGCTTACTTAGTTGGTTTAGCTGTAACTGATAATCCAGCAAGCCTTGGCACAGAAATGTTGGTCTTTTCTGCTGGTGCAAGCACAAATCCACTTAATAACCGCAAAGAAAAATCATATAACCTCTTCACTGCCGCTATTGAAACTGAATTGGAATTTGTGGAAGAAACACAAAGCATCTTTGAAAAAATCAAAGGATTATTTGCGAAAAAAGAAAAATCAGACGATGAACGCTTTTCTGATCAAACACAAGCCATTGAGCTTTTAGCCGAGCAAACCAAAGAAACCTTGGAAAAATTAACCGCACTTTCTGGCGATTTAGCCAAACAACAAGCCGAAATCGAAGAAATGAAAGCAGGTAATGCAGAAATCCAAGCAACTTTTGCAGAACTCCAAAAACCTGTAGAACCCGAAAATCCTCGCCCTTTAGTTTACGGTGAACAACCTGAAACTGACGGCCGCTTCTTTTAATTTATCGTAGGAAAAAACCAAATGAATAAATTTACCCAACAAAAATTTAATACTTATGTAGCTGGTGTTGCAGCAGATAACGGCGAAGATGTGGCATTCGTTGCGAATGGCGGTCAGTTTACCGTTGAGCCAACTATTCAACAAAAATTAGAAAATGCCGTGCTTGAAAGTTCTGGTTTCTTAAAACGCATCAATGTCGTGATGGTACAAGAAATGAAAGGTTCCGCATTGCGTTTAGGTGTGCTTTCACCAGTGGCAAGCCGTACTGACACCAACACCAAAGCTCGTGAAACCACAGACATTCACAGCTTGCAAGAAAACACCTATTCTTGCGAACAAACCAACTTTGACACGCATTTAAATTATGCAACCTTAGACAGTTGGGCAAAATTCCCTGATTTCGCTGCACGTGTGGGCAAACTCAAAGCCGAACGTATTGCATTAGACCGCATTATGATTGGTTGGAATGGCACAAGTGTAGCCGCAACCACAAACCGCACTGAACATCCATTATTGCAAGATGTGAATAAGGGTTGGTTAGTCCAAATCGAAGATAAAGCCAAAGCCCGTGTGTTAAAAGAAATTGAAAAAAGCAGCGGCAAAATTGAAATCGGTGCAGGTAAAACCTATAAAAACCTTGATGCCCTTGTCTTTGCATTAAAAGAAGATTTCATTCCAGCGCAATACCGTGACGATACAAAACTGGTTGCAATTATGGGTAGCGACTTATTAGCCGATAAATACTTCCCATTAATTAACCAAGAAAAACCAAGCGAAATTTTGGCAGGCGATACCGTCATTAGTCAAAAACGTGTGGGCGGGTTACAAGCCGTATCTGTGCCATTCTTCCCGAAAGGCACCGTGTTAGTTACATCACTCGACAACTTGTCAATCTACGTGCAGGAAGGCAAAGTGCGTCGTCACTTAAAAGATGTGCCAGAACGCAATCGTGTGGAAGATTATTTATCGTCAAATGAAGCCTATGTTGTAGAAAACTACGAGGCAGTCGCCATGGCGAAAAATATCACCATTCTTGAGGCACCTGCGCCTATTTCGCCAGTGGCAGCATAACGGAATCAATTATGCGCCCAACTAAACGCCATTTTCTGGAAGTTTCTGCCGCGATTGCTAATGCGGCAGAAACAGAAGATCTAAGCGACTTTACGGAATATGACAAAATGTGCCGTATTCTTGCTCGCCATCGAAAGGACCTAAAAAACATCCAATCGACGGAACGCAAAGCCGCATTTAAAAAGCAAATTTTGCCTGACTATCTGCCATGGATTGAAGGGGCGTTATCGGTCGGAAGTGGTAAACAAGATAACGTCTTGATGACATGGTGCGTGTGGGCGATTGACTGTGGCGAATATCATCTCGCCTTACAAATTGCCGATTATGCCGTATTTCATGATTTACGCTTGCCAGAGCCATTTACCCGAACACTTGGCACCTTGTTGGCAGAAGAATTTGCCGACCAAGCCAAAACCGCAAGAGCAGCTAATAAACCGTTCGACGAATCTTACTTAGCGCAAATCCAACGCATTACTGCCGATTGCGATATGCCAGATGAAAGCCGTGCGCGATTATTGCGTGAATTGGGCTTGTTATTGGTTGAAAAGCGCCCTGAACAAGCACTGGCATATTTAGAACGTGCTTTGGGTTTAGATCAAAAAATTGGCGTAAAAGGTGATATTAAAAAATTACGTAAGCAATTAAACAAAGCCGATGAATAATCGGTTTTGGTAAAGAGCAAACCACGCAGCCGTCGGGCGGATTAAAAGTGCGGTCAAATTCTGACGGATTTATTGGCCGTGCTTAATTTAATCCTCACCCGACTTTTTTATAAGGGTAAATCAATGAGCGACGGCGCAATATCAGTCAAACTTGCCCCTGATTATGAAATGGGCGAAGTGCAGCAACAGTTAAATGATTACGATACCTTAGATGACATTATCAGTAATGATGGTTTCTTCCCCGATATGTCACTTTCTCAATTTCGTAATCAATACCGTGCAGACGGCACCATTACCACACAACGTTTACAAGATGCCTTGATTGAGGGCATGGCAAGCGTCAATGCAGAACTCTCTATGTTTAAAACACAAAGTAAACACGACAGTTTAGAACAGATCACTGCCCCATCAATCAATGGCGAAAGCGTGCTGATTTATCGTTATAAACGTGCGGTAAGTTGCTTGGCACTGGCAAACCTTTATGAACGCTATGCAAGCTACGACAGCACTAACGATGGCGAAAAGAAAATGGCACTACTCAAAGACAGCATTGATGAATTACGCCGTGATGCTCGCTTTGCGATTAGCGACATATTGGGCAGAAAACGCGTCGATGCGGAGTTAATCTAATGCAAGTTTACGCACAACAAAATGACAATTTAGACGCCATTCTTTATCGCCATTTTGGACGAAGTGAAGGCTTGCTCGAAATAACCTGCGAACTCAATCCGCATTTAATGGACAAGCCCATTATTCCCATTGGTACCCTAGTCATATTGCCAGATGCCGATATAGCAAAAATCAGTGTAGCAAATGACACGATTCAACTTTGGAGCTGATATGCACGACACACCATCAAGAGCGTCTTACACATCAGGAATATTCGCCTTCTTAATTGGACGCATTGCCGATATGTTCTCAAATGTAAATTGGGCTGATGTCGCATCGATTACAGGTATTGTGATTGGTGTCGCCACCTTTCTTGTGAATTGGTATTACAAGAAAAAAGACTTTGAATTAAAAGAAAAAGAACTTAAACAACGGAGCCATCATTATGATTAAACGTTCAGCTAAATACATCTGCGTCATATCCGCCGTTGTTGGACTTGTGATTGCCACTTATGGAAATGACATTCGAACCTCAGAAAAAGGCTTGTTACTGATTGGTAATGCAGAAGGTTGTATGAAAAAGCCCTATCAATGCCCTGCCGATGTTTTAACTGTTGGCATAGGCATAACTGATGCTGTTGAAAAAATTGACCGCAATAAAATTTACAGCTTACAAGAAATCGCAGAGTTATACGTAAAAGGCATTAAACAATCAGAAAAATGCGTTAATCAATACGCCAATGGGCAAACTATGCCACAAGGTGCATTTGATGCCTTAGTCTCCATTACCTTTAATGTGGGATGCGGCAAATTAAAAAATAGCTCACTTTTTAAAATGGCACGCCAAGGCTACAGCAAAGCCATGTGCGGTCAATTTGAACGTTGGATTTATGCCGCAGGAAAACCATTAAAAGGATTGATTGAACGCCGACAAAAGGAGAAAGCCCTATGTTTAATTTCTTAACCGCCAAAGAAAGAAGCATTTTACTTATCGGGCCAATATTGCTTGTACTCTTGATTATGTTTCTGGGATTTGAGGCTAATTATTGGCGAAAAGAAATGCTCAAAGAAGAACAGCTAAAACTGAAATGGCAAAACGCTTACATTGAGTTAAATCATAGCGTTCAAAATTTTGCCGAACAGCAAGCACAACTTATTCAAGCCGTAAACAACCTCAAAGCAAAGCAAAATCAACAAACACAGGACTTAAAAAATGTACTTAAATCAAATCAAGATTGGGCTGATAGCCCTTTGCCTGATGATGTTAAACGCCTGTTCAACTCAGCAGGAAATCATTAAATCGCCGATTCTTTGTCCGCAAACCACAGAATGCAGTGCGTATTCGCCACAAATTCGCACCAATGGCGAATTAGCCGAAGCCTATTTACAGACACAGCACCACCTTGATTTATGCATCATTGAAAACGCGAGTTTAAAAAAATGCATAGATGAATTTAATAAAAAGGAACAGCTATGACAGATCAATTCGACCGCGCTCAACAGCTTGAAGAAATACAACGTGAAATCGCCCTCAAAAAACACCGCACTTTCCAGGCGGTAAGTCGCCTTTATTGTGAAGATTGTGATGCCCCTATCCCAGAAAAACGCAGACAAATGATTCAGGGCGTAACACGTTGCGTGACTTGCCAACAAAGATTCGAAATGCAACAACGGAATTTTCGCAAATGAAAAAGCCCAACCAACTGCGCAAAATCCTTGAACAAAGCCACCCCGATTTTGTAAAAAATCCCGACCATCTACAACTTTATGTGGACAGTGGGCAAATCGTCGCAACGGGTGCTGCATCATTTAGTTTTGAATATCGTTACACACTCAATGTCGTGGTGACTGATTATGCAGGCGATATTGCCACCTTGATTGTGCCAATGCTGGCTTATCTGCGCACAAATCAACCTGAAATATTAGAAAATCCACAAATTCGAGAGAATGCATTTAAATTCCAGGTGGATTACAACAATAACAACACTGCAGATATTAGCTTCGAAATCCAACTTACTGAACGTGTCGTGTCGAAAAAAGACGGTAATAACGTGCAGATCCATTACGCAAAAGAACCCGTATGGGATGAACCAACTCACGTAAAAGTCTATTTGGAAAACTGGGATTCGCCAATTTTTGAGGGGGATACAGTCTAATGGCTACAGTCGAAGAAATTCAGGCAAAATTGACTGCACTTATTGCCAATCTTTCCCCACAGGCGCGCAGACAGCTTGGGCGAAAAATCGGGCAAGCCTTACGCAAAAGCCAATCGAACCGAATTGCACGCCAACAAAACCCCGACGGTACCGCCTTTGAGCCAAGAAAACCACGTAAAGAATTTGGAAAAAAGAAAGGGCGAATTAAACGAAAAGCGATGTTTGCTAAACTTCGCACCGCCCGTCATTTAAAAGTGCGGTCAAATGGGAACGAAGTTTCAGTGGGTTTTAATGGTTCAAGTGCTGCCATTGCTGCAGTGCATCAATACGGCTTACATTCTAGTCCATCTAAAAATAAAGATTTCAAAGTGCAATATGCCCAGCGTGAATTACTGGGCTTTTCGAAAAGTGATGTGGAGTTGATTGAAAACTTAATTATTGAACAATTAAGTCTTTAGATTGTGATTTTAATTTGATGTGCTTGCGAATAATGTGAATCCAATAGCAATACACTGCAAGTGCTGCAACACCAAGGAAAAAGTTGATTTCAGCAAGCCAAAGCACCGACCCCATCATCAACATATAAAGAAACAGAACAGGCGCGGCAATAATGCCAGAAACTAACCAAGGCAATGCAATCAAACCGAAACCGACAGCAAGCCCAAGCGCACCAAAAGCGAAGATGAGCAGAAAAAGAATTGTGATCATATAGCCCCCTTTGTTTTAGTACATTATTTAATCTTTCTTTCTTAAAAGTCAAGAAAAAGCGAGAAAATATGAAAAGTTTAGAGTTGAAATTTGTTTTAGATGCAGTAGATAGGCTTACCACGCCATTAAAAAGCGTACAAAAACAGCTTGATTCTTTGCAGAAAAAAGTAAAAAACACAACAACCGAGCTGAATAAATTACAACAGCAAGAAAAAACCGCTAATTCATTTAAACGATTAGAAAACGCACTACAACAAAACAATCAAAAACTTGTAGAAGCGCGAGAAAAAGCGAAGAAATTAGCCGAACAATTAAAAAATACTGCCGCACCGACAGCAGCATTAAAAAGACAAGTCGAATCCGCACATAAATCAGCACACCGATTAGCGCAAGCACAAGAACATCAGCGGAAAAAACTGAACGAATTGCGCCAATCACTAAGACAAGGCGGATTTGACACGTCAAAATTCAAGGAAAGCCAAGAAAAACTAAAGCAAAAAATTAAACAATCAACGGCGGCAATCGAAAAACAAAATGCAGCAATGGCAAAGTTGCATCAGCGACAAGCAAAATATAAATCTTACCGCGAAAACGTGGATAATTTAAAAAATAAAAGCGACCAGTTACGAACATTCGGGCAGCGTTCAATGATAGCAGGAACAGTGACAAATGCGCTGTCAGGTGTCATGCTCAAACCTGCATTAGATTTTGAACAAGATTTTTCTAAGGTGCAAGCCCTAACTGGGTTAAATAAAACTGATCCAAAGCAAGCGGAACAACTTGCTCGACTACGTAAACAAGGGATTCATCTCGGTGCAACAACATCCTTTACATCAGGAGAAGTCGCACAAGGTCAAGGTTATTTGGCAATGGCGGGATTCAATGCAGACCAAATCGAAAAATCAATGCCTGCTATTTTAGCAATGACAAAAGCCGCAGGTATTGAAATGGGGCGCGTATCCGATATTTCGTCAGATATTTCTTCTGGCTTTAAAATCCCTGCCGATGAAATGGGGCGTGTAGCAGATGTGCTTACTGCAACATTTAGTGGTTCCAACACGACTTTAGAAGGTTTGGGCGACACAATGAAATATTTAGGTCCAATTGCCACGGCAACAGGTCAAGATTTCGAAACGATGTCAGCAATGGTAGGGTTGTTAGGTAACGTAGGGATTAAAGGCACGCAAGCCGGTACATCGTTGCGTTCTGCGATGTTAAGACTTGCCGCACCACCTAAACAAGCCGCAAAAGCATTGAAAAGTCTAGGTGTTTCCGCCAAAGATAATCGTGGAAATATGCGCGCTTTAACTGATATTTTGATGGATGTGGAGCGTAAAACCGCCAAAATGGGAACCGGTGACAGAATGGCATATTACAAAGCCATTTTTGGTACTGAAGCCGCAACGGCAATGGTTGAATTAGTCAAACAAGCGGGCGTAAATGGTATTCAGGAATTTACAAATAAATTAAAAAATTCTGCGGGTCGAGCCGAACAAGTTGCACAAACAATGGCAGATAACTTACTCGGTGACATTAAAAACCTTGAATCAGCCCGTGAGGCTGTCGGCATTGCTATTTATGACACTATTTCTGACGATATGCGCGCCAGTATTCAATCAATCACTGAAATGGTGCGAAAAGTCAATGAATGGATAAAAGCAAATCCAGAATTAACCGCAAAAATCGTTAAATGGGGCACGGCAATGGCAGGTGCAGTCACGGCACTCGGCGCATTGAGTCTTTTAACAAGTTTTGTGTTCTACCCAATCGCAAGGCTTGTTCTTGGATTGTCAAAATTGGATGTTATTTTACCTAAATTTATGGGAAAAGTTATAGATGTCAGCGGTGCAATCTCAAGATGGCTACTTTCCCCTCTAAAACTTCTGCCTTATATTCTGTCACTTAGCGGCGCAGCTTTTATTGGTGCGGGACTCTTAATCTATAAATTCTGGCAACCAATCAAAGCCTTTTTCGGCGGTTTTTGGGATGGCTTAAAATCAGGTCTCGCCCCCGTCCTTGAAAAATTCCAACCGCTTGGCACCGCATTTGGTGTTGTCGTTGGCTGGATTGAAAAAGCTGTGAAATGGTTTACTGATTTATTGTCTCCAGTACAAAGTACTAAAGAAGATTTAGAAGCTGCAACCAGTGCAGGGAAAAAATTCGGAAATGGAATGGTGAAAGCGATTGAGTTTATTCTGACGCCATTAACACGATTAATGGATGGTATTAAGTGGATTTCTGAAAATATGCCAAGTTGGGATGGAATTAAAAATAGTGTATCTAGTGCATGGGAAAGCACAAAAAACACTTCGAGCAACGCTTGGCAATCAACAAAAGAAACGGTAGGAAGTGCTTGGGAATCATTTAAAGATTTCACTGGCTTTGGTTCAAATGGCAAAAAATTACCAAGTCAAAATTGGTCTGGCGGTTACACTGGCAATGGCGGCAAATATCAACCAATGGGCATTGTTCACGGTGGCGAATACGTGATGACCAAAGAAGCCACATCACGCCTTGGTGTAAATACGCTCAACGCCCTTAATTACGGCAAAAGAGCACTTATTGCGGGCGGATTGGGGATCAGCGTTGCAACTGCCGCCCCTGTGCAAGTTGATACTCGTGCACCAATTTCTGCTCGTCCAATGATGACGCAAACCAGCCAACCAATGAGCGTAAATATCACTATCCATGCCGCACAAGGCATGGACGAACGAGCCATTGCACAACAAGTGGCAAAACAAATACAACGCATTGAAAACCAACGCCAAGCAAGAGCAAGAAGTTCAATGTGGGACAGAGCATAATAAAAGGGCGAAAGCCCTTTTTTGTTGCACATTGTAGAAAATAGTTTTATTTTTCTTCAAAAAGTTGTAAACTTCGCAAACTTTTATTCTTTGGTGACTTATGACAAATCTATCATTAAATCCTATTTTTGAAAGTTTTGCGCCAATTTTTAAGCAATTAAAAACCGTGGCAATGTCTGCGTTATTTATTGCGCCATTGGCGATAAATCATCCTGTTCGTCACACTACACACACAGTCAATATTTTCAGTATTCAAACAGATGAAAACAAATCGATCAATCAACAAGACATAGAAAAGATTATTGATATGGTGAAAGCTGTTTCTGCTATCACTGATTTTGTTATTGCGTCAATTACGGCAGAATCATTAAGCTATATTGATTTAAGTGACGTTCTGAGACTAGAAAGCAAAATTAATAAATATGATGATCTAGCTAACAATATTATGGCCAATAATAAAACTCCAGAATTATCAACAACGCTACAATCATTCAGCAATAAAATGCACACGCTTTGCAATATGATGAAATCAGAAAAATACAAGCAACAATCAGATGAAGTAGTGTTATCACGCCTTTATCGCAAATCTGAAGATGCAGGGTACACCTACAAATCATCACATTCTTTTGATGATTTTAAAAAAGCAGTGATGATGTAGGATAACAAATGAAGATTGAGTTATCGAAACAATTTCAAGAAGGGCGTTTAAACACGCCCTTTTTTAAAGACATTCAAGCCATGTCAGATGAAGAATTGCAGCTCATCTTTGATTTTATGCAATCCATTAAACAAGGGAAACTATTAAGAGGTAAAAATAAACCATCTTGGCTTGATGATAATCTCAATGACATTCCAAATACAGAGGTTTATCAACAAAACGAAATATGGCATTATCACTGCGGCCCTTACAATAAAGGATCTAGATATTGTCCTATGAGTGGGCTAAAAATAAATTTGAATGGAGAAACATCAGGACCTGTAATTCATTATCAAAAAATATCAGATGAACATATCGTGATTATCGCTTTTTCTCCACAACACGAACCGTTCCCACGCGAATGGGACACTCCAAACCCAATCATTGACAGAGCATAATCAAAGGGCGAAAGCCCTTTTTTGTTACCTACTATTCCACACACTCCCACACTCGCCACACCGCACAATATTGCCAACAATAAGGCATTTTCTTTAACTGTGAATGCCTATGTCTGCTGAATTACAACGAAAACTAGACAACATTATCCGCTTTGGGGTAATCGCTGAAGTGAATCACGCCACTGCACGTGCTCGCGTAAAGAGCGGTGACATTCTGACGGATTTTTTACCCTTCGTTACATTTCGAGCGGGTACAACTAAAACTTGGTCGCCGCCGACGGTGGGCGAACAATGTGTGATGTTATCCGTTAGCGGTGAATTTACTACTGCCTGCATATTAGTTGGGCTTTACACACAAAACAGCCCTAGCCAATCGCCCGATGAACACGTCATTGAATTTGCTGACGGTGCCAAAATCACTTACAACCAATCAAGTGGCGCATTGGTTGTGACAGGCATCAAAACTGCCAGTATTACTGCCGCGAATCAAATTGATATTGACTGCCCCACAATCAATATCAAAGGCAATGTGAATATTGACGGCTCTTTATCAACCACAGGCACAAGCACCACAAAAGGCAATATCAGCACGCAAGGCAGCGTGACCGCAAGCGGTGATATTAAAGGTGGCTCAATTAGTTTACAAAACCATGTCCACCTTGAACAAGGCGATGGCCAACGAACCTCTAACGCAAAGGCATAGTATGAATCGATACACTGGCGAAACATTAAAAAACGAAAGCGATCACATTAAACAATCCATTGCCGATATTTTGCTAACGCCTGTTGGCTCGCGAATTCAGCGGCGCGAATATGGCAGTTTAATTCCCCTGCTAATAGACCGCCCCATTAGCCACACATTGTTATTACAACTGGCGGCTTGCGCTGTTACAGCGATTAATCGTTGGGAGCCACGAGTACAGATCACACAATTTAAGCCTGAATTGGTTGAAGGTGGCATTGTGGCAAGCTATGTCGCACGCAGTCGTAAAGATAACCAAGAAATGCACAACGAAAAACTATTTTTAGGATATAAACAATGAGCGAATTAGTCGATTTATCAAAACTAGATGCACCGAAAGTGCTAGAAGATTTAGATTTTGAAAGTTTGCTCGCAGACAGAAAATCGGAATTTATCGCGCTTTTCCCACAAGATGAAAGGGCATTTTGGCAAGCACGATTAAGTTTAGAAAGTGAGCCAATCACGAAATTATTACAAGAAGTGGTTTACTTGCAGTTGATGGAAAGAAACCGCATCAATAATGCGGCAAAAGCCACAATGTTAGCCTATGCAAGCGGTTCCGATTTAGATGTGATTGCCGCCAATTACAATGTAAAAAGACAAGTTATTCAAGAGGCGAATAATAATGTTACGCCTAAAATCCCCGAAATTTTAGAAGATGACACCTCATTAAGATTGCGCACGCAATTAGCCTTTGAGGGGCTTTCTGTGGCGGGTCCTAGCTCTGCTTATATCTTCCACGCACTCTCTGCACACCCCGATGTTGCAGACGTCTCAGTGGTTTCTCCACAACCTGCTAATGTCACCGTCACGATTTTAAGCCGTAATGGTCAAGGCGAGGCTGATGAAAATCTTTTAAATGTTGTTCGGGCAAAACTTAATGATGATGACATACGCCCTATTGGCGACCGCGTTATTGTCCAAAGTGCGGTGATCCAATCCTACGAAATCCGCGCAAAATTACATCTTTATCGTGGCCCTGAATACGAGCCAATCAAAGCGGCTGCATTAAAAAAATTGACGGCTTACACCGAAGAAAAACACCGTTTAGGGCGAGACATTAGCCTATCGGGTATTTATGCCGCATTACACTTAGAAGGTGTACAACGGGTAGAACTTATCTCACCTACTGCCGACATTGTGCTACCAAGCTCAAAATCAGCCTACTGCACAGCAATTAATTTGGAGATCGTGACAAGTGATGATTACTAATCATTTACTGCCGATAGGCTCAACCCCATTAGAAAAACGTGCGGCTGAAATTCTAAAAAGTGCGGTAGAAAATCCTATTATTATTGCAGATTTAATCAACCCTGAACGCTGTCCCACTGAATTACTGCCTTATTTAGCTTGGGCGTTTTCAGTGGATAAATGGGATGAAAACTGGACAGAAGAAGTTAAACGCATTGCGATTAAACAGTCTTATTTTGTACACAAACACAAAGGCACGATTGGTGCAGTAAAACGTGTGGTTGAGCCAATAGGCTATCTTATTGAACTGAAAGAATGGTTTCAAACAAATCCGCAAGGCACACCAGGAACATTTAGCCTAACCGTAGAAGTGTCTGAAAGTGGCTTGAATGAACAAACCTATAACGAACTAGTGCGACTGATTAATGATGTTAAACCCGTCTCAAGACATCTCAATCAGCTCGCTATCGCCCTCTCACCAACAGGGTCACTTCGTGCCTTTGTTGGTCAGCAATGGGGCGAAATCATCACGGTATATCCACAATAGGAATATTTATGGCATCACAATATTTTGCAATCTTAACCGACTACGGAACACGGGCTATCGCTCACGCATTAAGCCAAGGGCAACCGTTACAGCTCACCCAATTTGCAGTGGGTGATGGTAATGGGAAAGCGGTCACGCCAACGGCGAGCGCAATAGCTCTCGTACATCAAACGCACATTGCACCAGTCAGTGCCGTCTCTCTCGACCCTCGCAACAATAAACAAGTCATCGTTGAATTAACCATCCCTGAAAATATCGGCGGTTTTTATATCCGAGAAATGGGCGTATTTGACGCACAAAACAAACTGATTGCCTATGCAAACTGCCCTGAAAGTTTTAAACCTGCAGAAAATAGTGGCAGTGGTAAAGTCCAAGTGCTACGGATGATTTTAAAAGTAGAATCCTCTAGTGCAGTGACCTTATCCATTGATAACAGTGTAATTTTTGTGACTCGCCAACAAATGGCACCCAAAACCATTACTGCCACAACGCAAAATGGATTTGATGAAAGCGGACACAGCCACGAAATAGCCAAGGCCAGCACCACACAACAAGGTATCGTTCAGCTTACCAATGACACGGGGCTTGAAAGTGAATCTCTTGCACTCACTGCAAAAGCAGGGAAAAAACTCGCTCAACAAACAACACAATTACAGTTAAATGTCTCGCAAAATTACATCGAAAACAGCAAAAAATCCTCTGCAGTAAATAGCGAAAGCGAAGATAACGTAGCGACAAGTAAAGCAGCCAAAACCGCCTATGACAAAGCAGTAGAAGCTAAAACTACCGCAGAGAGCAAAGTAGGATTAAGGGGCAATGAATCGATTCAAGGTACCAAAAGTTTTGAATCTAAAATCATTGGGTTTCGTGGCATTGGGGTGGCTGATTCGCAAACTTATGCAAATGCTAATCACCTCTTAAATATGGGGGCGAATGATGGCGACGGCTGGATAGAGTATAAAAAAATTAACCGAGCTATCGGCACCATTCGTATTCGGGCAAATGGGGAATTGTCATATAACAATCAAAAAATCTACCACGCTGGGGAAAAACCCCAATTTAATACGGATATTGAAGGCAAGCCTAATACACTTGCAGGCTATGGTATTGGGAATTTTAAAGTAGAACAAGGGCAGGGCGATGCCAATGGCTATAAAACCGATGGCAATTATTACTTAGCAAGCGGTCAAAATCTACCCGAAAATGGGGCATGGCATATTGAAGTAGTGAGCGGTGGGGCAACAAATGCGGTGCGTCAAATTGCACGTAAAGCAAATGATAACAAAATCAAAACACGTTTTTTTAATGGCTCAAATTGGTCAGAATGGAAAGAGACAGGCGGCGACGGCGTGCCACTTGGTGCTATTGTGTCATTTCCACGCGCAGTAACTAATCCAGTTGGTTTTTTACGTGCTGATGGTTCGACGTTCAGCCAACAAACCTTTCCCGATTTATACCGCACTTTGGGCAACAGCAACCAACTTCCTGATTTAACTCGTAGTGATGTAGGCATGACGGCTTATTTTGCCGTGGATAACATTCCTAACGGCTGGATTGCCTTTGATTCAATCAGAACAACCGTTACACAGCAAAATTACCCAGAGTTATATCGTCACTTAGTCGGTAAATATGGTTCTCTTTCAAATGTACCACTTGCGGAAGACCGATTTATTAGAAATACAGGGAATGGGTTAAATATCGGTCAGACACAAAGTGACGAGATTAAAAAGCACGTTCACAGAGTGAGAACACACTGGGCTGATTCATCTGATAGTAGTATTTTTTATGACAAAACGAAAACTGTTATAGATTCACGATTACGCACTGCAACTACAACCGATGATAATCTCAGTGATAATGGATTTATGCATCCGCTTTTAGATAGCCCGATGGCTACGGGGGGAGCTGAAACAAGACCGCGAGCGATTGCTTTAAAACTTTGTATAAAAGCAAAAAACACATTTGATGACGTGCAATTTTGGGTTAAAGCATTCGGTGTTGTTGAAAATGTTGGGGCTTTAGATGCGGGTACACTTGCACAAAATATGCAAGCGTTATCTGCGAGGGTTGACCAAGAAATAGAAGAAAATAAACAATATACTTTACGAGAAATAAACAATGCAAAATCTGATATAAATCAGCAATTTTTGCAGGCGAAAGAGAGTTTATCTCAAATTAGTACATTAAAAACAGTGTGGCAAGGTAATGTAAGTTCTGGGAGTATTAATATTTCAGAAAAGTGTTTTGGTAAAACACTTATTTTGTATCTTCAGTCATCATCAGGCCACAGTCTTGATGATAATAACAATATTGAACTTGTCAGTTTTGAAGTGGGTGCAGAAATTGAAGGTAAAAGGGGCGGTGGAGTTTATTTTAGTAGTATTCGTCAAGTAATTCCACACAATTCTGGTGGAACTAGGGTGTATTATGTAGAAGTCAAGAAATTCGCTGTGACTGTTGATAGAAACGGTACAACAATAAATATTGTAGACCTTTCTGGTTATTTTGTAAAACGTATCGATATCCGATAAAGGAGCGTTAAATGAAAGTCTATTTTTTAAAAGAAAATTTGAATAGTTATCAAATTTTCCCTATTCCGCAAAACTTAAATGATTTTGTGGAAATGGAAGTAGAAAACGAATCAGAGCTTGATAATAAACAGCTTATTCAGTTTCAAAAACAGTATATCTTAGTTGCTAAACAGCCGACGGAGTTGCATAAATGGAACGGAAACAGCTGGATTGTCGATGAAAAAAAGAAAACAGAAATTAAGCTTGAACTAATTAAAAATCTAGTTCATAGCATTGATGATACAGCGGCGAACATTAGTTCTAGATGGACAAGGTTTGCCGAAGAGTATAAGGAGCGAGAAGCTGCCGCAGAAGCCTTTAAAGCCGCAAATTATGAAGGCGAGTGCAGTCGTTATATCTCAGACTTTGCACAACGCGCAAGACTGGATAATAAGACCGCCACAAACCTGATTTTGACGCAGGCGGCAGGCTTGAAAAAACTACAAATGGAGCTTGCCAACCAACGTATGCGTAAGTATGAGCTCAAAGCTCCTAATCTCACGATTGAGCAAATGCAATCAATCCATGATGACATTATCAAACAAATGGATAACTTGATGGAGGCATACCAAAATGGCTAAGGTTTATTTGGCGATGTACAAGCACAAACGAGACTGGTGCAAAGAGCCAGTTAAAGCAATCGCCGACCGCATTACTCGATTTTTCACGAAAGGCGGTTATTCACATTGCGAAATTGCCGTGCAACGCATTGAGTTTACCAATGGGCATCATTACGAACATCACACCGTATGGGATTGTTACTCATCATCAGTGCAAGACGGCGGTGTACGTTGCAAGCAAATTGATGTTTATGATAGAGAAAAATGGGATTTAATTCCGCTCGACGGTGTAACCGAAGCACAAATCAAAGCCTATTTTGACCGCACTTCGGGCTGTAAATACGACTGGTGGGGTGCTGTCGGGATTGTTCTTGGGATTAAACAAAAACGCAGTAAGTTTTTCTGCAGCGAATGGTGTTTTAATGCAATTCACGGTAGCGAGAGTGGTTGGCGGTTTAGTCCGAATCAACTAGCGGCAATCTTTCAAAAATAGACAAACGGCGGGTAATTCCGCCGTTTTCATCCGTCCGACTCTACCTAACCGCCCTTTGTTAGTTTCAATACCACAACGCCAAGCACTACCACTGGCTTTTAAATCCTTACAAAATAGCCACATCTTTTCAAACCATAGAAACCATAGGGCTAAAATTATGTCTGATGAATATCTCCATGGGGTCAAGGTAACGGAAATTTCCGAAGCCTTGCGAACACTCACCACATCATCCACCGCAGTTATCGGTTTAGTGGCAACCGCACCAGATGCAGATACATCGGTTTTCCCACTCAATAAACCCACTCTTTTAACTGGTATCACCGCTGAAGTACAAGCGAAAGCCGGTAAACAAGGCACACTATCCCGTGCGTTAGATGGCATTGCGGACATTGTAAATTGTAAAGTTGTGGTCATCCGTGTGGAAGAAAGCGATGACGAAAGCACAATGAAAGCAAACGTCATCGGCACAGTGGACAGCGACGGCAATTACACTGGCTTAAAAGCGTTCCTCGTGTCTGCTGCAGTTTGTGGCGTTAAACCACGTATTTTCTGTATCCCCAAATATGACAGCCAAGACGTAACCACTGAATTGTTAAGCGTAGCGAAAAAACTTAATGGCTTTGTATATGCCTCTTGCGGTTCGGCAAAAACCAAAGAAGAAGCAGTGACATACGGTAACAATTTCTCACAACGTGAATTAATGCTGATTTTCGGTGATTTCTTATCGTTTAACCCAAACACCAAAGAAACCGAAGTGGATTATGCCGTTGTTCGTGCTGCCGCAATGCGTGCATATCAAGACAAAGAATACGGCTGGCACACCTCAATTTCAAACAAAGGTTTAACTGGCGTGACAGGTGTCACCAAGCCACTTTCATTTGATATTAACGACAGTGCAACCGACGTGAATTATCTCAATGAAAAGGGCATTACTTGTTGTGTAAACCACAACGGCTTTAAGTTCTGGGGATTACGCACTCGTTCGGCTGACAAATTATTTATCTACGAAAACTACACTCGCACGGCACAAGTGTTGAAAGACACTATTGCACAATCCTTTGACTGGGCGATGGATAAAGACATTTCCGTAAATCTTGTAAAAGAAATCGTAGAAGCGATCAATGCAAAATGGCGTGAATATGTGGCACAAGGTTATTTAATCGGCGGTAAAGCATTTATCAATGCCAACTTAAACACTGCCGCAACCTTGAAAGATGCAAAATTGCTTGTGTCTTATGATTACTGCCCTGTTCCACCGTTAGAACAACTTGGTTTCAACCAATACATCAGCGATGAATACCTTGTGGAATTTGCCGCAAACATTGCAAAAGTAGGAGCATAAAAAATGGCATTACCTCGTAAACTCAAATTAATGAATTTTTTGGCTGACGGTAATTCTTACCGTGGCCAAGTCACCGAAATCACCCAACCTAAATTAGCGATTAAATTGGAAGAATACCGTGCAGGCGGCATGTTTGGTCCAGTGAAAGTGAATTTAGGCGTGGAAGGCTTGGAAGCGCAATTCAAGATGGGCGGTTATATGACCGAACTTATCAAAGAATTTGGCGGAAAAATTGACGGTACGGCATTACGTTTTGCGGGAGCCTATCAACAAGACGATACCGAAGAAGTGGTTTCAATCGAACTAGTCATGCGCGGTCGTTTTGGCGAGATTGACAACGGCACCAGTAAATCGGGCGATGACACCGAACAAAGCTACACCGTGCCATTAACTTATTACAAAATCATCGAAAACGGCAAAGACCTCGTGGAAATTGACTTAATCAATTCCGTTTTCATTGTCGGTGGCGTTGATCGTTTAGCTGAACATCGTTCTGCAATCGGCATTTAATTCACACACCTTGCCCCGAAAGGGGCTTTTATTAAATCCCATTCTTTATTTAAAGGAAACATAAAATGAAAACAGAAAACACCAAAATCATTAGCCTAACCAACCCTATTACTCGTGGCGAAAGCCAAATCACAGAAATCACTGTCAATAAACCGACTGTGCCTGCATTAAAAGGCTTAAAAATGTTTGATGTGTTGCAAATGGATGTGGACGCATTACAAGTGTTACTTGCACGTGTCACCACTCCTGTTTTGCATAAATCCGATTTTGTCACCATGGAAGTGGCGGACTTCACCGAACTTGCTGCGGCGGCTGTCGGTTTTTTAGGGAAGAACTCGGAAGTGGAAACCGAAGCGACCGAGTAATGATTGCCGCAACAGTGGAAGATGCCATGGCAGACATTGCCATCATCTTCCACTGGCAACCACAAGCCTTTGAGCAAATGACATTTTCCGAATTAATGCAATGGCGAGAAAAAGCAAGAGAACGAAATGAAACAGAAACTGATTGATTACCTGTCAAATTTGCCAAGATACCTTGTATGGCGAGGGATAATCACCCTCTCGATTGTCTTTTGGCTGCTTGTCGTTTTCGGCATCGCATTTTTATTTTGCTAATTCACTAATTCACCAAGTGCGGTCAGAAATCATGGGATTTTTTGACCTCACTTTTCACAGGATTTTATTATGCTTAAATCATTACATTTTTTAGATTTTATTCGCGAATTTATTCTTTTTTCTGTTGTTCTTGCCGTATTTATTATCGGCAGTTCAAGCGCTCAAATTACCTTAATTTGGATTATTACCATTTTATCCATTCTGGCTTGGATTGGTACGGCGGAAAACTATCAAAAGAAGAAGATCAGATATACAAAAGCAAAAACCACATTTGAGATATATACGCTAATTTTATTAAGCACGATTTTTGTTTATTTTGATCATTGGATTATTGGTACTTTTATATTGTTTTCAAACTTAATTTTTATTACCAGTTGCATGGAAGGCAATGCAGAAAAGGAATAATAAATGTTCCAAAACTTCGCACTTGCCACATTGGGCATGTTTGTGTTCACTCGGCAAACCATACCTTTTCAAAGTTTAGACCGCACATCAAATTGGCGGCATCCAACCAATGCCATTGTCGGGGCAATGCCAAAATCACAGTTCACTGGCAAAGAAAGCGAAACCGTGACGATTAGTGGCAGATTAATTCCAGAAATCACAGGCGGTAGATTTTCAATTAAAGCCCTGGAATTAATGGCAGACAGTGGCGGTGCATTTCCGCTAATTGACGGTGCAACCTTTGAAATTATCGGTTTTTTTGTGATCGAAAGCGTACAAGAAACCCGAACAGAGTTTTTTGGCGATGGTGCACCTCGTGCGATTGATTTCAGTATGAGCTTAAAACGCACCGATGACCCGATGTTAATCGCCATTGCAGAGAGTTTAATGAGTAGCCTTTAATGTTTGATTTAAATCTTAATGACAATCATCGCACGCCTGCTTTTAAAGTGCAGATCACCACGAAAGACAAAAAACAGCAAGACATCACACAAGTGATTTCGAGCCGTTTAATTAGTTTGTCTTTAACAGATAATCGAGGATTAGAAGCGGACACGCTCGACCTAGAATTATCCGACCATGACGGCAAACTCGCCTTACCGCCACGCAATGCCACAATCCAAGTTGCGCTAGGCTGGAAAGGCAAGCCACTGATTGACAAAGGGCAATATTCCGTCGATGAAGTGCAATTTTCAGGCGGTGCAGGATCAGCAGACCGATTAACCATCAGAGCAAGAGCGGCAGATTTAAAAGGCTCATTTTCCGAACAAAAAGAGCGGTCATTTGATAAAAAAACGTTGGGCGAAATCATTGACACTATCGCCAAAGAAAACCAACTCAAAAGCCACTGTGAGAAAAAACTGGCTAACACCTTTATTGCGCACATCGACCAAACCAACGAAAGCGACATTAATCTATTAAGCCGTCTAGCAGAAGAACACGGGGCGATGTGCACTGTTAAAAATGGCACGCTATTATTTATGCCACTAGGACAAGGCAAAACAGCCTCAGGCAAGCCGATTCCACTACGAAAAATCACTCGCAAAAGTGGTGACAGCTACACTTTCTCCATTGCCGAAAGTGAAAACTATAAAGCCGTGCGGGCTTATTGGCATGATACGGACACGGGCAAACGTGGAGAAATTATCGTAGATAAAAATACCAAGATTGTGAAAAAACAGCGCATGACGAAAGGTAGAACGCTAGCAGATGGTACAGTAAAGGGCAGACGATTAACGAAAAGAAAATATAACACTATTGAACAAAAAGCTCCTGTGGAAAGTGATAATGATAAAATTAAAAACCTTCGTGTTACTTATCCTTCAGAAGCGAGAGCTATCATTAGTGCCAAATCCGCCTTTGATAAACTCAAACGAGGCGTGGCAACATTTAGCCTAAATCTTGCCTTTGGCGAACCCGATTTAATCCCCGAAACGCCCATTGAGCTTTCAGGCTTTAAAGCCGAAATTGACGCAACCAACTGGCTAATCACCAAAGTGACACACAATCTTTCAGACGGTGGATTTACCAGTCACATTGAATGTGAACTGAAAGTGGAAGAAGATGAAGTGGAAGTGAAAAAAGAGAAAAAATAAAGCAGTCGATTGACCGCTTTAAACCCTATCCACAAATACTCTCACAAGGCACGCCATCACGATCGCGATCAAGCTTTTTCATACCACATTGTTTAAGATGAAACATTGCATCATCGCAACTTTCCATATCTCCACATACTCGCTTTCCATCATTACAACTGAATTGCTGTTCTGATTCAGAATTTGATTTTTTGTGCGCCTTAGCAAATACTGCAGGTGATACAGCAAGGGAAAGTGCGGTTAAAATTAAGATGATTTTTTTCATTTAAATGCGCCTTATTCAAACTTTACAGGTCGTTTTTCTAGTTTTTCTATTGTCAAAAATGCAATACCGCCTAAATTAGGGTGGACAGTAAGCTTCAGTGTTAGTCCATCAACCAATCTTACTTCTTCGGCTTTATCTTTATTTTTGGATTTTTTTATTTTTTTGCTTGCAGCTTCCATCATAGATGTCACTATCTTAAATGACTTGTTCGGATCTGGTGTAGCAAGCATTGCAGCTGCAATCGCCCCTGTAGATTGCATAACAATATCGGCATTATTAACAAAAGCAAATTGAACGGCAACTTGTACAAGATGATTTTTATCTTTTTCTATTGCATAAACTTTCACAAAATCGCTAATTACAGTGGAATATTCCTTATCTCCATTTGTCAATGTTCTACTATCATTTTGGAACAATGATAGATCAAAGGCTTTTTTCAACTTAACTTGAATATTTGTGAAATCAACATCAATCGGAAGTTTAACTATTTCATAGGGTGTATCAATTTTCCCTGTTAAAAGTGAGTTTAAAATTTGTGATTGATAATCACTCGAAGTGAATTTTTGTGCTTTTTTAGAAGGAGTAAAACCTAAAATGACCCATTCAGAATCTTTGTCAAAACTCACATAATCATCAAAATCTTTCATTCCACTAAATGTTTGTAAAGTTTTTAATGCTTGTTCCCGAGTGATTTTTCCCTTTATAGCTTTATATCCTTTGCCGTAAGGTTTATTCCCTTCTTTTACTGGCTCCAAGGTTATCTCTATCTCATTTTCATTTGTATAAGTAAAAAACTGATATACCGCAAGAATAAAACGGTGTTCCAGTAATTGTTTTACATCATCAACAGATAATTCAGCAGCTGTATCTTCTTTTAATGTTACTTTTAATGGAGATTTAGCATTGATCACTAATGTCTTATCTTCGGAGTTGTAATCTGAACCATTTTCAAAAGCATCAAGTGGATTTTTGTAAATTACTCGCCCTTTTTCAGTTTTACTAAATGGAACATCAATATATTTCTCTGGTATGACTGCTTTTATTTCAGATGTTTTTTGTTCAGTATTAACAGCGGATACTTCAGTTTGCTTAGGTTGGTTAGATTGAGATGATTCAGTTGATTTGTCATTACACCCCACCACAGCCATTGCACATAATATTAAAGCGAATAGTTTTTTCATCTCAATCTCCTATAAGTTCTTCACATTCCATTCTACAGCTTTGATAAATTTCCCAATAATAACTGCAGAGTCGAATAATTCTTCTGTAATATCAAATGGTTCATAATGCTTATTATCACTGAGCGCACGAATCACACCTGTTGGTAAGCGTTGTAAACGTTTGATGTACTCCTCGCCATTAAGTGAAAATGCATAAATGCCCTCACCAATGTAATGTTTTATATTCGTGTCAATAAAAACGATGTCCGTTTGTTTGATGGTTGGCACCATTGAATCAGTTGGCACACGAAACATATAAACGCCATTTGTTGTAGTACGACCTAAAATTCGGTTCGCACCTTCTTCGGTAAAATACAAAGAAGAAACAATATTAGGGTATTCCGCATTGATTATGCCTGATGAATACGCGGCAAGATTTACATCTAATAAATCTACGCGCAAAGTATGTTCATTATCTTTTTCTGAGTGACAGTAGGCGGTGATCCGTCCTATTTCTGAATCACCTTCTCCAGTTTTTAACCAATTCACATCCACGCCAAGTGCGGTCGCAATTTCAACGATATTTTTTGGGTTTAAAGTCTCCCCCCTAATAATCTTAGAAATCGCTTGTTGTGAAATTCCAACTTTCTTAGAAAAAGCATTCACAGAAAGACGTTGTTCATACAATGTATCTTGAAGGCGAGTAGCTAAAGTGCTCATAAATTTCTCCTGTTTGTAAAAAATACAACTAAAGTTATAGAAAAACAAGTGAATAATAGTTGCAAAAATTCAACTATAGTAGTAATATTTATTTCAACTAAAGTTGAAAGGTTACATTATGAGTGGAATTGAAAGAGCTGTTGAAATTTGTGGAAAGCAAAAATCACTAGCCAAGGCTTGCGGAGTTAGTCAGCAAGCTGTCAATAAATGGGTAAGTGGCAAGAATAATATGGATGTGAAATACATCCCATCCATCATCCAAGCCACAAAATTTGAAGTAAACCCAACCGAACTAAGACCCGATGTAGATTGGCCAACAATTTACGAAAGTCTGAAACAGGTGTTTGGGAATTGATATCAACCGTGCAATCCATATTGGGGAATGTGGAGAGTATAGGACAGAAGAAGGTGTGTGATATGGCAGCAAAAGTCGATGCATTATGTCCAGGATGTGGTAGCGATCAGATTGGGACGAGAACCTCTAGAAAGGCAGAAAATACCATTGTTTCTGAATGCTATTGCAAAAGCTGTGGGCGAGTTCATTTCGAACTCTGGACAGAAATTCGCAATATTAGTATCGGTACATTTACACCGGCATTAATTCAGAATTTCAAAACAGCCGAACAGTGGGCAAAAGAACGTCAAATGCGTAAGCAAGGTAAGCTACCAGCAATAGACGAACGGCAAATCGAAATCCCTACGGATTAGTTCTTAATTTTCCAACCGTAATTTAAACATGGTCGTTTGAAGAAATTCATTCGACAGGATTTTTGCAACCAAAATTTAGGAGTTTGAGCAAATGACAAGCAAAAAATATGTGTACAGCAAAGAAAAAAACACGCCGCGTAGCCGTGTGAATGTGTGGCAGTTAAATAAAACCGTACAAGCACAGGCTCGCAACATTCAACTGTTGCAACGAGCAATTTCTCACCAAGCAAACGTGAATGCACAGCAAGTTTTGCTGAATGAATCACTGAGTGATCGCATTGCGTTACTTGAAGAAGAACAGTGGGCACGTGAACAAAGCATTTTCCAACGCTTTGCACGGTGGTTCCGTAAATAAATGAATGGGGGTGAGTGATGGCCTTAATGCCTTATTGCTTTGACGATGAAACGGAATCTGCCGCTGAAAAATGGTGCCGTGTAAATCAAGTAAAGGTGCCTGAAATCCGAAGTTTTGATGATGTGCTGCACTCGTTAAGCAAAAGCCAATTCCGTGTAGAACGAGAGTTTGACGGTTTACAACAAGGCTTTCGAGAAATGCTGTTGGAATTAGCAGATTTAGATTTTTCAGATTTACGTGCAGGGCATTTAACAGGCACTAAGCTCCATCACTACACAGAACAAGGACAACGCAAAATAGCCCGTGCACTACGTAAAGTGCGGTTACTTTCGGGAATGTTTTCACAAGGCGTAACAGAGCGGGAATTTACTCAAATTGATAAGACGATGGGGGAATAACAAATGGCAGCAATAATTTTAAGCCGTGGTGCTTTGTCTTTTTGTGCAAAAGATGTTTATCACAAGCTAGATAATGCGCAAGAACAATTGTTCGCTTATTTCTACCACTTAGATAAGGGCGATGAACAATCAGCGAATACGGCATTTAGTGAATATATCCGTTTGGGCGATATTGCAATTCAAGCGAAACGAGAATTAATGAAAAAACACGCCGAATGGGCGGACTGGAGAGAGAAAAGAAAATGACAAGTTGTTTAGTGATGTTTTTCGTGGTGCTGTTTGCCGTTCTTGGCGTGGCTGTGACGGTAATGGGATTAATTGAGTTTATTACGGACGTGCTAGATAGCCGTTGGTAAAGGAGAAAAAGAATAATGGAAAACAATATTTGTATCGCCCTAGATTGCGGCGCAACGCTAGAAATTTTACCCATCGGCACTCGCTTTCAAGTGGTTGAAGTAATTGGCGATCAAGATAGTTGGTATGGCAAACAAAAAACAAGAACGGTGGGCAATTTACACAACACAATTTGGGGTGCAATCGAAGAAGTACGCCGTTATGACTTAGCCCAATATGAAATGTTGAGCTTGGAAGAATTACTCAGTGCAGTGAGTTCGACCAACAACAAAATCAAAGAATATTTTGAATATCACAGTGAATATTTAGCCACGTTATAGGTGAAAGCTATGGAATTGTTTACGTTTGGATCAGTATGTTCAGGGATTGAAGCAGTAAGTGTGGCATGGAAAGGCTTAGGTAAGCCACTTTGGTTTAGCGAAATTGAGCCTTTTCCTTGCGCCGTGCTTGCTTATCATTATCCCAACATCCCAAATCTTGGTGATATGACCACCTTACCCGAAAAAATCTTAAACCGTGAAATTCCTGCGCCTGATGTGCTTGTTGGTGGTACTCCTTGTCAAGCATTTTCTGTCGCTGGTTTGCGAAACTCGTTAGATGACGAGCGCGGAAATCTCACGTTAACTTTAATACACATATTAGAGGCTATTGATTATGTTAGATACCAAGACGGTAAGCAGCCGTGCGTTTTGTTGTGGGAAAACGTTCCGGGTGTACTATCCACCAAGGACAACGCATTCGGACACTTTTTGGCTGGACTGGTTCAAGAACGTCAGCCATTGCAGCCAACAGGGCGAAAATGGACAAACGCAGGTTTATTGCATTCAGCTCGAACTGTCGCGTGGCGAACACTCAATGCTCAATACTTCGGACTCGCCCAACGACGCAAGCGCGTGTTCCTTGTGGCAAGTGCTAGAGAAAGAAGCGTCGCCCAAATACTTTTTGAGCGCAAAAGCTTGCAAGGGTATTCTCAATCGTGCGGAAAAACGCAACAAGGTTTTACCTGCTACGCTGAGGGAAGCTTTGGAACGTATCGCCAATCCGTATTGGGGGGGCTAGTAAAAGCTAGTGGTGGGGCGCTTGGTGGTGGCTCTGAAACTATTGTAGTACATGGTACGCAAGACCCGATTATTTCAACATCAACTGCCCACTGCCTAGGGCGCAATAATGGGCGAGAAAATATCTTATTTGATATTGCTCACCGCTCCGACGTAGTACGCATACAAGATGATGATACTACGCCGACACTAACGGCGCGCATGGGGACTGGCGGTAATAATATCCCTTGCATTGCTCTTGCTGGTAACACTATCGGCAGACAACCGCATAACGGCGGAAATGGCAATGGATTTGATGACAGCGGAGTAAGTTACACATTAACAACTACAGATATTCACGGTGTTTTTAATGGCTTAACAGTCCGCAAACTTACACCATCAGAGTGCGAAAAACTACAAGGCTTTCCGCCAGGTTATACGCAAATCCCATATCGTAACAAACTTGCGAATGATTGCCCTGATAGCCCACGGTATAAGGCTATCGGAAATAGTATGGCAGTACCTGTCATAAGATGGATAGGTATAAAGATAAGAAATTATTTAAATCAAAATATTTAGGATATATCACACATGAACTGGGAACTTGAGTGCAATGCCAATCTAGCTAAACGTGAGCAAGCGATGGCAGATGCACGTGCAGTGATGATGCAAAGCGCGGTGAATTTTGACCGCACTTTCGATACTGCTCAAGCAACATCGGCGCAAATGGAATTGTTTTCTGTTGCGCCGCACCAGTTCGATTATGTTGAAAAACTGCTTTATGCACTCCCTCGCAAACGCCAACGTGAGCATTTTCGCCATGTTTGGCTGCGTGCGTTTAACGGTGTGAAAGATGATGGCTCTATTGGGTTTAAATTCGGCAATAAACAGGCGGCGTATGCGAATATCTATTTGCGTGAAATTCTCACCAATCGCTTGAAAGCCGTTTTTCAACATTATCACGTTAGCCTTGATTGGTTGATTGACCGTGATACGCATTCACAAGTGGTCGCCCTTTCAAAAGGCAAAAAAGCGGCTAACTTTCCGTTTTATTTGTTAAGTGAACATCAGCTAAAAGAAATGGCAGACAAATTAGCTATGTTGTTTACGAAATTACAGTCTGATTTTGTCAATGAACAAGCGGAGCGGAAAGAGCGTGGGGAAATATCTCTTGATGATTTCACCGCACTTTCTCGTGACCTTTATCGCTTAGTGGGCGAAGTGTGTGCTGATATTGGTTTTCCGTTAAAGCACTGGTTCGCTTATCAAGATAACCGTTTCTTAGATGTGAATGACATTGAGGTTGATCTTAATAAATCAGTTTGCCCAAAACATTGGAAACGCCAACTCACCACGGCACAAAAACGATTGAAAGAACATGTGGAGATTGGCTGTGGTGCAGTATCGGCAAAAGTGAGCCCTTATGTGTCGCAAAGTGCATTTAATGACTACCGTGCGCAACGTGCAGATAACCTCGAATATCTGCAACAAATGGTGTTGGAAAATCTAGACGATAGCACCGAACAAATGCCGTTGATTGAAATGTGGAAAAAATCGGTGGCAAATCCTGCTATCCGTTTTCAAGAAACTATGAACCGCTTGCGTGGGATTGATGAATGGGCGACAGCTAATTCATTCGTGTCACTCTTTCTTACGCTGACTGCCCCATCCTCTTTCCACGCAACCCATGAAACAGGCAAAAACAATAAAAAATGGCAAGGCGCAAGCCCTCGTGATACGCAATGTTACTTAAATAAAGTGTGGGCACAGTTGCGCGCGCAGTTTGCCAAACGTGGAATCGGTTTTTTTGGCTTTCGTGGAGTTGAACCGCATCACGATGGCACACCGCATTGGCACTTGCTGATGTATGTAAAACCTGAACATAAAGATGACGTTATTCATCTATTCCGCAAGAAAGCGTTGGAATTAGATGGCGATGAATTTGGGGCAAAAAAATACCGTTTCAAAGTAGAAGAAATTGACCCAACCAAAGGTTCTGCGATTGGCTATGTGGCGAAATACATCGCCAAGAATATCTATGCAGGTAAGCAAGGCAAAGAAATGTCCGATGAAGTAGAAAATCTGACATTACTTGAAAACGTGCAACGTGTGAGTGCGTGGGCAAATCTTTGGGGCATTCGCCAATTCCAGTTTTACGGTACACCGTCAATTTCGACGTGGCGTGAACTTCGCAAAATTGATGATGCTATGGCAGCCGTTGCGGACGATGAAGTATTGGATATTGGCCGCACTGTGGCTGATGTGAGTTGTTTTGGTAGTTATTTAAAAGTGCAAGGTGGCGCAATGACAAAACGTTGTGATCAGCCGATTTGTATTGAGTATGAAGAATGCAAACCGAATAAATACGGTGAGATTCGTAAGAAAATTGTGGGGGTAAAAAACAGATTCACAGAAAAGAAAATCATCACCAAATTAAAAAACTGGGTGATTAAATCAGCGAAAAGTGCGTTGGGTTCCACCGCACTTAATTCGGAGTCCACCGAAACAAACAAGGCGCATCGCGCCGCTTGGACTTGGACTTGTGTCAATAACTGTAACCGTTCAAAAATTGAACAGCAAGCTAATTTATTGATGTTGCCTATTGGTTCGCCATTAAAACCGTCACAAATTGATATGTTAATCAGGTTCGGACGGTTACGGTTGAATGACTATCGGTGGATTTGTTGTGAAAACGATGAAGTTTTCATTAAAGAAGAAAAAATTCCGTTGGCTCAAGCCTTTGGTTGGGGCGAGAGCTTGGGGGATTTTAGGGTTAATTAGATAAAAAATAGATGAATTATGCACTATTGTAATTGAATATTAAGAGGAAATTAAAATGGAAGACTTACAACAGCTTATAAAAAACATTGAACAATGGGCGGAGGATCGCAATTTGATTAAAGGCTCAAGTATTAAAAAGCAAACACTCAAGATGGTTGAGGAGTTTGGTGAGCTTTGTGGGGGTGTTGCGAAAGGCAATATTAATATAATTAAAGATAGTATTGGTGATTGTTTTGTTGTGCTGACAATCATAAACGCTCAATGTCGCAATGAGTCAGTAGAAACCAACGCCAACCAATCGCACTTACTTGAACCAACAGGACATTTTAGGGCAAGCTCCATAGATGAGGCACTATTACGAACCGCTGCAAGAATAGGTGGTTTTGCAAGTAAAACAACCCCACCTGATGATTGGGATGTAAACTGTCTATCTAATTATCTATTCCTTATCAGTAAAATGGCTAATCTTGATTTCTGGGATTGTGTTCAGTACGCTTACGAGCAAATCAAAGACCGCAAAGGACGTATGATTAATGGCGTGTTTGTGAAAGAGGGGGATTTATAATGGAACGATATTTTTCAATCAAAGAGATCGTGCAGATGGGCATTTGTTCGGAAGCAACAGTGAAACGTTGGATTTCTAGCGGCAAGTTAAAGTCTTATAAATTTGGTCGCTCCCGTAAAATTGCGGAAAGCGACTTGAACGAATACATTAAGACTTGTCGGCAATAATTTCTTTAAATAAACCATTCGCACATTTTTCAACATAGGTTGCCCATTCTTGAAACGTCTTTAATCGGTAAGGCAAATATTCAGCCCGATTATAGGCGTTTCGTATTTCATCGGAATTCAAATGGCTTAGGCAAATTTCGATGATTTCCTTATCCAAGCCAAGTTCTAGGCGATTATCATTGCAATAACTACTAAATAGCGACCGTATGCCGTGATTTGTCATGGTACCTTTGTATTTGCCGCCGTCCATTGTTTTAATCACTTCATTCGGTGTTTGGCTATTGATATGCTTTTTATTTCTCGTCTTTGACAAAGTGGACGGGAACAAATATTCCTTATTTGCGTGTTGCTTGATGTATGAAAGCAAGGTTTCTGCCTGTTTACTTAACGGCACAAGGTGCAATCGATCCCCTTTCCCGCCTTTTGAAACTTCCACTTTCCACACTTTACCATTGGGCAAATGTTAGTGTTCAATGATGTCAGAATATTTTGCACTGACGGTTTCGCTCGCCCTTGTAGCGTTGAGCAACCCCCACAAAATCGCAAGGCGAACAGTTTGTGATATGTTGGCTCGAGCAAGGCTGATCATAAATTCTGGTAAGGTTTTGTAATGAATTGAAGGATGATGTTTGTTTTTGTTCACTGCAGGCAAATCATCGCCAAGATATTTCCATTTGTTGATTTCCCAATATTCAAAACGTTCAGCATACTCAGCGATTGACTTTAAAACCAAATAACGCTTTTTCAATTCAGCCGTTGCACCCGATTGGCGATAAGGTTCAAGCACGGATAAACCGTGTTTTAGAGTCAATTCTTTGAATGGCACGCCACCAATTAAGTCAATAGCGGCGTTCGTGCGTCTTTCTGTATCAATTCTTGTCTTTTCTGTGTAATTGCCTTGTTCTTTGCCAATTTTCGCACGATAGAGCAACCATTCATTTGCAACATGGGAAAATGTACTCTGTTGTTCTTTTAGTGCGTCTATGACTTGTTTTCGCTCAAATTCGTGTGGGTCAATTTTATTGGCTAAAAGTTGGCGAAATTTAAGCGTTTTTTGACGTGCATCTTTAAGCAATACCGTTGGATAAGTGCCGATAGTTTTTTCTGTGCGTTTTAATGTGTAAGGTCGTTTGTAATTAAACACCCACGTTTTCACGCCGTTTGGCTTGACGACGAGTTTCAGCCCTTCCCCATCGAATAAATAATAGATCTTTTCTGCCGCTTTTGCGTTGTTTACCTGTGCAATGGTTAGCTGCTTAATGATTTTTGCCATGGTAGGAATTTCATAAAATGGTAGTAAGATTTTGCGCAT